CATCAAACTCCTTAAATAGCGCCGTATTATCATTTTTTTTATAGTAGATTTGAAACATCAACAACTATAAATAAATGAAATTATTAATTTTAACTAGATTTGTGCGTAATTTATATATAAATTATTAAATAAGCATATATTAACAATGAATTTAGAATTAAAAAAGTTTGATATGAAGAATATTTCCTTTAAACCAAATGAGGCATCTGGTCCTGTTATTGTATTGATTGGAAGACGTGATACGGGTAAAAGTTTCTTAGTAAGAGATTTATTATACTATCATCAAGATATTCCAATAGGAACTGTAATATCGGGGACGGAAGCTGGAAATGGGTTTTATAGTTCGCTGGTTCCTAAACTATTTATTCATGATGAATACAATACCGCTATTATTGAAAATGTTTTAAAAAGGCAAAAAATGGTGATAAAACAAGTTAAAAAAGAAAAGGGTGCTTATGGAAGATCAAATATAGATGGTAGAGCATTTTGTATTCTAGATGATTGTCTTTATGATAATTCATGGGCACGTGATAAATTAATGCGCCTTCTCTTCATGAATGGTCGTCACTGGAAAATTATGCTAGTTATTACAATGCAATACCCTTTAGGAGTGCCACCAAATCTAAGAACAAATATTGACTACACTTTTATTCTTAGAGAACCATATATCGCAAATAGAAAAAGGATTTATGAAAATTATGCTGGCATGTTTCCAACGTTTGAATCATTTTGTCAAGTAATGGATCAATGTACTGAAAATTATGAATGTTTGGTTATTTCAAATAATGCAAAATCAAATAAATTAGAAGATCAAATATTTTGGTATAAGGCAAGTGCTCATAGAGATTTTAAGTTAGGAAGTAAAGAATTCTGGGAAATGAGCAAAGATCTAGGTAGCGATGATGAGGAAGAACAATATGATCCCAAAGCAGGAAGAAAAGGACCTACTATTAATGTAAAGAAGAGTAGATGGTAAATTATATAGATTCTAATTTTGAAAATTGTCCGCCTCCTAGCCCAGCTGCGTTCTCAAAATTTTCTTTTGAAAAGGCTTTATAATCAAATGTACAGTGATGTTCCTCAGAAGGAAAATGCTTAGAACAAAAGCACATATTACATCGACATTTCATAGTTTGTTGAGTTAAAGTTAGTTTCTTCTTACATCCTTCGAAGCAGCAACGATTTTTCTTTTTATTGTTTTTCTTCTTCTTTGGTTTCTTTTTAGGTGCGGGGGGCGGGGTTGTTTGGCTAGCAGATATCTTGCTTTCAAAACTAGTAGGTGTAACCCTTCCCTTTAAAGAATTAGGACTAGGTATTTCTGATGGCAATTGAGGTACCTGATTCATGTTATTATATAAGATATTGATTATATTTTATATAATTGATTAATTTAATTTCAATTTAATACTTATTTATCTTCATTCTCTCCATCATCTTTCTCTGTTACAGTCATATCGACATTTTGATTTTCAGTATTCTCTAATTCAGCTTTGACAGCTTTATCTGTTTCGCGAGTTCTGATATTGTCGCCTTCAAAAAGTTCTTTTCTAATATCAGCCGAGCTTACAACTTCCTTGCTCTTCAGATTATCTTCAATACTAGTTGTGCCTACTCCAACAAGGTTTCCATCCTTGTCAATATTTTGAGTAAGTTTGTTACCACTTTCTTTGGCAATTTTAACATTCTCTTGAATAGCTTTTCTCTTTGTTTCAGCAACTCTTTTCTCGAACTCTTGTTTGGCATGTCTCTCATTTTTATTTTTCTCATGCATGAGTTGATTAAGTTCCTCCTCCAAATATTCTACACGACCAGTCTTGTATGCTTTAGGATCCCAGGGCATCCACATTCCAACTGGCCCTACAAAAACATCGTGATGTGGATCTACTTCTCTTAACAATTTACATCTTAACTCAGCCTCTTCTTGTGAGGGATAACTTCCACGTATCTTTAAACCACGTGTGTTAGTTTGAAAGGCATACGATTCGTTAAATACCTTCTCTAGATCATCCTCTTTAGCATCTAAAAAGTTTTTATAATCATCACCGATACTGGTTTTTACCAAATCAGCTTCTTCACTTTTAATATATTCCTGAAAATCAGCCATTACTTTATCAAAATTCATACTATATTTATACGAAAGAAAATTGAGAAAAGCTGTAAATTTTTGAACTCCTTTAGTATAATCCCAATGCTTTAGGAATTCCTCAAAGTAAAAAAGCTCCTTTTTCTTAAGAATATTATCTGGACTGACAAATGAAATACATGCAAACTTTTGCCCAGCTATTGGTTTATCCTCATCAAGAAGATCGACATATTTAGGATTAGGCGTCCCATCTGGGAGATTTTGTCTTTCAAAGGCTAATTCTTTAGACATTTATATATTTGTGAGTCTTATTATTTTAAGTTATTTTTGAGGCAATAATAAAAATTTTTTTCTCGAGAAATAATATAATATGTTGGGTGAATTAGGAAGCCTCTTAGATCTCGGTGAGCTTATCCGCCGCGTTGTAAAATACTTAGTTGAAGGTATTATGGTTGCTATTGCTGCTTACGCAATCCCAAAACGTTCTCTTAACTTAGATGAAGTTATGCTTATTGCTTTGACCGCCGCTGCTACATTCTCCATCTTAGATACATACGTTCCTAGTATGGCCGTTGGCGCACGCTCGGGTGCTGGTTTCGGTATGGGTGCCAATCTTGTTGGATTCCCACGTATGTAAATTAATTTAGTATAATCTAAAAGTAAAATTATACTAACTCTTATGTATATATGTACTTGTTTTTCCTTTTATTAATATCTTTAATAATCTGCTATTTAATTTATAGACTTTGCTTTCCGAATAAGGAAGGAATGAAAAGTAAACAAATAAAAAAATTAAATATAATATTATTGGGAGATTACGTACTTCATGAACCACAATCATCTGATTATCCTTCAATAAAAGAAATGTTTAAAGCAAAATTTCCTCTTGCCAATGTTGAAGCATTAACATCAGAATGTAAGACTATTGAAAAATACAGTAAAGATATTTCCAAATTATCGCCAACAAAATACAATAATCCTGAAACTTATTTCTTTGTATCAATTGGATCCAATGATATATTTACTAATCTTGTAAATTGCAGTAAGGTATTTGATGTAAAACCAAAAGAATCTAATAAATCCGCACAAAAATTACCTTGTTTAACAACCAATGAAATATACAAAACATGGACACCGGAAATTGATACTTTAAAAAAGAAGTTTCCAAAATCAAACATAATTTTAATAGGAGCTTTTCATCCTTTAAAAGATAAAAAAATTAAACTATGTAATGAAACAATACAAACAAATAATCAAATAGAAGAGGATATTGATACATGGAACCTTGAAACCATTAATTATAGTAAGAAACATAAATTAAGTTATATACCATTAGATAAGTATATAACAAAAGATGATTTAGAAAAAGATGGCATAACTATAAAACCTAAGTCGATAAAGAAATTAGCATCTGTATTATTTCATGAAATCCATTAACATCAAAATTATATAGTAGGGACATATTCCCATCTTAACTCGGTACAAATTTTTTTCCAAATTTCATCTTGTTCTATTCTTTTCACGGGATCTTTTAACATGGGAAAAAAAGGTAAAAATTGTGTTTCGCCTAATAATTCGCACATCTTATATAAAACATAGTAATAATTTAGAAAATTAACTCTATCATCAGGACAATGTTTTGCATAAGGTCTCTGTATATCCATAAATAAACTACAAAGTTTTTCTTCTAATTCCGGACTCATTATTGGAGGTTTGATACCTAATTTATCTTTGATAAAAGGAATATGTTCATAATATTTATTATAACCTAATTTTTTTAGTATATCTTTTGCTTTTCGATTTGTCATTTGCCTTAAACTAATACGCTCCTTTTTAATTTGAGCTTTTATGTTATTTAATACTTCATCAGGAATTTGTGTAGTTTCTTTAGCTTGAAATTGAGCAAGAATTTCGCGGAAATGATTAATTCTTTTATAAGCATAAAAACAAACTTCTTTTGGAGGTTCCTTATAAGAAGGTTTTTCATGTTCTACCAAATAAGCAAAGCGCTTACCACATTTTTTACATATTAAAACTCCTTCATAGTCTACAGAAATAAGTTCTCCTTTACATTTACTACAAGTATCATGCTTTGTAGTATACTGTGAGATATCGAAAAAACTTTCATCAATATTTGTAAGATATTTTTGAATGGTAGTCAGTTCTTCTTTTTTATTTAACTTATTTTCATTTTTGTTTTTATTAAAAAATGAATGTAAAATAGTAGTTTTATTTTTTCCTTTGGAGAGATCTTTCTTTTTTTCAAAATAGTCAAATACATGTTGAGCATTATCTAATAAATAATCCTTTTTCTTTTTTTTATTTTTTTTTATTGCAATTGCGATTTCTTTTAATTGATCTTCTAGATCTAATTTTTCTTCAATATTTAGGTTAGTTTTCAACTTTTTTTTAATTTGGTTTTTCTTTTTAATCAGCTCTGGTAAGATGGTCAGCTCTGTTGATTTAAACTCTTCCATTTTTTCATGATGTTTACTATCTACTGTTACATTATTTTTTGTATTGTTTCCGATCTTTTTTGTAGCTTTGGGCTTAAAAGATGGCATATAATAGTTATTTAAATAAAGTATTTAATTAAATTTTTCACCAATTATTGTTTTGTGTTGAAATATGTATTCTCTTTTCTCTCCAATACACAATGGATATTCATGTGTCTGACTGTCAAGAAACCACAATTAACCCTATAAAATTACATAAAATGGTATTTTTATACAATGCTTTAGAAAATGGATGGGCAATTAAAAAGAAAAATAATGCATATATTTTTACAAAAAATCATGAAGGGAAAAAGGAAGTATTTTTAGATGATTATCTCAAAGGATTCATGAAGGAGAACTTTGACATGAAAAAAATTTTAGACAATAATTAGACAATTAATTAGTTAATTAATGGTTATTTCGTAAAATTTTTTTCTTTAGCAATATTATAACAATATGGGAGGAGGATTAATGCAACTCGTAGCCTACGGCGCACAAGACGTTTACTTGACCGGTAACCCACAGATCACTT